GTCCGCCATCTGCTTTTTGACGAACCGCACAAACGCAGCCTCCAGCTGCGCCGGGTCAACTGGTTGTTTGCTGTAGTATTCGTCCAGCGTTACAACGCCTCGCAGGTCCCGCTGGAACCCGGTGCACTGGAACGCCTGGGCGGATGCTGAGCCGCCGAAGTCGACTCCGATGGTCGAAAACACAATAGGCGGCGGCTCGTCGATGATGAAAGCGGCCGGGTTGTCGGCGATCAGCCGGTAAATAACCCCCTCAGCGGCTACCCAGCGGCCTAAAATAAAGCGGTCATAAAACACTGTGCCGCGGTATTCGAGTTTCAGGTTCTCCACAAAAGAGGGGAGGAGAAAAGGGTTGTCGTCGATGGTGAAGGATATCGAAAAGATGTCCGCGTCGCTGTCGAGGAACTTTTTGAACCAGTGATCGGGCCTGTCCGGGTTGCAGGTGCCGTCAAAGCAGGCCCCCGGCTTGTCCAGGCGGCTCTTGAGCATCTGAAAGACGCCCTCGGTCCATGTGGTCACCTCGTCGCCGTAGCAGTAGACCAGCCCTGCGCCTTGCAGTTTGCTCACCTGGTTGACCTTGTCGGCCCCCAGCGCCCAGCACTCACGGCCAAACAGTTTGACCTTGTTATTGCTGCCAATATTACCGACCAGCGCCGGTGTCCAGATTTGACGCAGCGGGTCAAGGATATTGCGTTCCAGGGTTCCTTTGGTGTTTCCCAGCAGCAGGATCAGCCCGTCACTGCCGGCGTTGCGGATGCGATAAGGGATTTTGTAAAAATCGAGGTATGTTTTGCCGGACCGCGCCGCGCCATAACTGATATTCCAGCGGTGCTTTTCGTTGATGCTGCCTTGCCAGACTTCTTTTTGCTTGTTCGAAAACTCAATCCCCATCATCTTCGGCCATTTTCCGGCTCACGCCATCGAGGATAGCGTCGAGCTTAGTCAGCGCGTCGGCCGAGGCGGTATCGTCGTCCTTAAACATGCCGACATGCTTCCCGATGAGCTCCAACGCCCGCGTTTTGTCATGGAATTTTATCTCAATGCCGTTCGGCCCTTGTTTGATAGACGATATCGCGCCGAGCTTATCTTTAGGAATTTCATCCGTCGGAATAACATCGACAACCGTGTACTCACGCTCAAGCCCATCGAGCCCGGTTAAGTATTTTCGCCTGACCTTAACAAAATCAGTCACCCTGGACGCAGCAAGCGGCAAGAGTTCGGTCAGTACAAAGTCCTGGTCAATCTGTGTGCGTTCTACGCGGGCTGCCTGACGCCTTGATATTTGCTCTCGGACACTAACATTTACCAACAGTCGCCCGGCTTGCTCATTTGCCGTCTTTTTGCTGTATCCCGCCCGGATAGCAGCCTGCGTCGCATTGAGGTCAATCAGGTATTCATCAACGAACCGCTTTTGCTTTGGTGTCAGTTTTTTCTCGGCCATCCGATCACCGCCTTCCTGCCGGGAAAGATAGGGCGCAAGGTTGTCCTGTGGCGGCAGCAGTAGCCTATCCGCAGGTTGTCCTTACACCCTACCCCGTTATGCAAACGGCCCGGAGGTAACCAGCCGTCGCGTTTCCTAAAAAAGATGAAAGCCGCCCCGAATGGAGTGGCTTTCATAACTCTACATGCTACAGTTTAACCGCTACCCCCTGTGTTGTCAATGTAAACGTTTTTTAACGCCGATTCGTACTTATACATCACCCATCTGTAGCCCTTTCCGGCGCGCTTTGCGATGTCCACAAAAGTGATCCCCCGGATGTAATGGTCAGCTAACAGTTTCGCCTCAGCCGGGTCGGGCAGAGAGTTTATTGCCGCAAGCGTTTCGGTTTTTAAGCCCCGCAGCTCATCGACCATTTTATCAACCTTGATTTCGGCATCGACAATACCGGAAACGATATTGGCGGTCTTGTCTGCCTGCCCGGACTGTATGGCCGGGGCATCCAGCGTCTGCGTCGTATGCATCGCCAAGTCTCGCATTGCCGCAATGCTTCGGAGCGCGACGTTGATTTCGAAATTCAGCCGGGTATATCTGCCGAGCCACCATTTTTTGTAATCAAGCCCTTCGGTCACGCCGTTTCCTCCTCTTATAGCTTTTGTAGAAAGCTTTGGTCTCCCGCGCCGTACGCTGCAGCTGTTCCGGGTTGGACGATTGCCTGCAAAAGGAAAACAGGATAATGTCATTAAGCCACTTCAATGCGTCCCCCACTTTCCCTGCCATCACAGCGGGCAGATATGCTGGTTTTTAACACCCCAGCCATGCCGCTGGATTTCGGTATTTGCCCGATCATCTGTCAGCCCTGCCGCAAACTCGACCACAATGTGGCATTTATCGCAGATAACCTGTGTTTTAGTGCTTGATGGGTGCTTAATCATTTAGGGTACCTCCGGTTGTTTTCTTGATTTATATAAAGCAGTATTTGCACGCATAGAAAGCCCAGACAGAAAACTGCCGCAATTGTGCTCATTTCAGCGGATATCCTCCTTCTTTTCCAGCGGGCAAGCATACTGGCTGGGCATGGCGCACGCCTCCGCCAGCGCGTCGTATGCGTCGCATATAGTGCACGGCCCTCCTTTTGCCGGCCTTGTGATAACCACCGGTTCAATAGGCCCTCCGCAGTTCGGGCAGTCCTCCCTATCGCTGATAAGGTGCCCTCGGGCTCCGCACTTGGAACACTTGAAATGGTCTGTCATTATTTCATCGCCTCCCATGGTCGTTTATCATGTGTTGAAATCGTGATAACCTGTCCCTTTTTTCATGTGCGCTTTTACTGCGGCGGGGCGCGACCACATCCTCGCAAACTTTTTCCACTCGTCGCTATAATCGCCTTTTTTCATACAATCGTCTTGATATAATTGCGCAAACGGCATAGCCCCCGCATTGTAGACTTCCCGTAACCGCGCCTCATTCTTTGCCATGTCGTCACCTATAAGCACATAGGCATTAATCTTGTTGCGGTTATATCCAGCCTTTTTGAGTTTATCAACAGCCTTTTTGAATGTTGTCAATGCGCCATCCGTGTCGCAAGCAAGCCATAGGGCGGCAATCCGCAGATTTGCTATGCCGTCGATAAAATGCTCATCAATCAGCCTCGCTTCTAAACCGCCTTGAAAACTGATTTGCCGTTGCGATTTAAGCATTTCAAAAACCCTGTCTTTGTGCGCCTTGCTTGCTTGCAAGAAGTTGTTATCCTGTACGATGTTTCCCGACACAATCGGCAATTCCCGCAGTTTGCCCTCTCGTTTCGGCACAAAGCACCACGGGCAGTTATTATTGCAGCCTCTTGTAGTAAAAGTAACGCCTTGTCTGATATACCGCCCAGCGACGAAATCATCACAAGGGCTTGAAAATGCCGGGCCGCCTATTTTGACGGGCTTTTTGGTTACATCACGCCATGCGGAAATAAGGTAATTACAATATTCCCTATCCCATGTAAAAGCGCAGGAAACATGAACCTCGTCGTGATCCGGTATTATTTCACGAAATGGCGGTAAACCGATAAAGGCATATTCATCAATGGGTGTGAAGTTGTTGCGGCTCGGGAACACGCGCACTATTCTCATCGTTTCACCGCCTCGCTTTCTTTTTTTTTTTTTCGCGATGTCATTCTCAATCCGCTCAATCATTTCCCGGTTCCTCCTGTCTGGCCTCTAACGGACAAGCATATTGGCTTGGCTTAGAACACTTGAAATGGTCTGTCATAGTTTTTCTCCCTTCACTTTTTCAATTCGTGCTTTCAGGCTTTCAATCAGGTCCTCTTGTGTTGCGCCTTTTTTGCTTATTGCCGCCAGAACGTCCTCGTCTCGCCCGCCCTGTACGGCCAGATGATGCACGATGACCTTCTGGGTTTGCCCTTGCCTGTGTAGCCTCTTGTTTGCCTGCTGGTATAGCTCCAGGGACCAATTCAGGCCAAACCACACAATGTGGTTTCCGCCGTCTTGCAGATTCAGCCCGTATGCCGTGGACGCCGGGTGTGCCAGCAGTACGTCAATCTCTTTGCTGTTCCAGGCGTCAATGTCCTCCGGGGCCCGGAGCTCTCTGACATGCAGCGCGGCAGGGATAGCCTGCCGGAGCCTCGGAAGGTCGTGCCGGTAATTGTAAAACACCAGGACCGGCTGCCCGTGCAGCTGCTCCAGCAGCTCACGAAAGGCCTCTACTTTGCAGTCGTGCACCGGAACGGCTTCCCCCTCCTCGTTGTACACAGCCCCGTTGCACAGCTGCAACAGCTTGTTTGACAGGGACGCCGCCGTCGAGGCATTGATGACTTCATCGTCCACATCAATCAGCAGTTCTTTCTCCATGCGGGTATAGACACGCTGTGCTGCCGTGTCCAGTACGACCGGAATATTGTCCTCCACGATATCCGGCAGCTGCAGATAATCCTCCGCCCTCATGGAGATGCAGATGTCGCTGATCTGCCGGTGTATGGCCTCGGCCGCTCCGGGTTTCAGTTTCCAGGTGAAAATCTGCTGTGCGCTCCGCTGATCCGGCAGGAAATACCTCTCCCGGTATCCGCCTATTGTCCGGCCGAGCCTCTCCCCGCCGTCCAGCAAGTACAGCTGCGCCCACAGGTCCAGCAGCCCGTTCGGCGCCGGTGTGCCGGTCAGTTCCACCACACGGCTGATTTTCGCCCTTACGCGACGCAGCGCCCGGAACCGCTTCGCCTGGTGATTTTTAAAGCTGCTGCTCTCGTCCAGTACGACCATGTCGAACGGCCACGCCTTATCAAACCGGTTGACCAGCCATTCCGTGTTCTCCCGGTTGATGACATACACGTCTGCCGGCGCTGCCAGTGCCTTCTCCCGCTGCTTGGCCGTCCCGATGACTACAGACACCCGCATGTCTTTCAGATGCTCCCATTTCGACGCTTCCGTGCTCCAGGTTGCCTCAGCCACCTTTTTCGGGGCAATGACCAAAACACGGTCGACAGCGAACCGGTCGAACTTCAGCACCTTGACAGCTGTCAGCGTAATGATTGTCTTGCCGAGGCCCATATCGAGAAACAGCCCGATAGCCGGATCATCAATAAGACGCCGGATGCAATACCGCTGATATTCATGTGGCTTGAATTGTGTCAAGACTATTTCCTCTCACCCAGTATGGCATTGACCTTTTCCCGGCTGTCCACATCCGCATACACTGTCAGCCCGAGTTCCCGCATTTGTTTTTGCTGGAACCGCTGCAGCGGGGTCGACGCCTTGCCGGGTGCCTTTGTCTCGACGAAGAACACCCTGCCGCCCGGCAGGCATACCATCCGGTCGGGCACTCCGTCGTTTCCGGGGCTGACGAACTTATAAGCTTTTCCGCCCATCTTTTTGACCCTCTCCCGGAGGTAAGTTTCGACCGCTTTTTCCCGCATGTTTTTGTTTCTCCTTTTGCATCATTCAACCCGATGTAACTTTGTAACTTCATTTTCCTATACATGTATGTGATCAGGCGCGTTAGGCGTTTTAGACGTTCGCGTTACAGCCTGTTACAGCCTAAACAGCCTAATTTGTATATCTCTATGGGTTTTTAAAGTTACAAAGTTACAAAGTGCCTTCCGCCTTAGAGTATCAAGGGCTTGGAGTGTAACTTTTGAAAGTTACATCGAAGTTACAAAGTTACACTTTTTGTAACTTTCCCTTTGAAAGTTACATTTGAAAGTTACAAAGTTACACATCTTTCTGGAATCCTTTTTGAGCACCACAATAACCGAATCGGGCTGTCTTTTTCATGCGTTTCCAGCCCTCTATCGACGCTATCGCGGCATTGATTTCGACGGCATCTGTATATTTGATCATCTTGGCATCGCCGTTAAGCGCCTCGCACCACACTTCCAGGGCACACACTTTATCACGCGGCACGAGCACCACGTCCTCGATTTCGACGCTGTCGCCGGCCCAGTACATCCGGCGCTCCTGCAGGGAATATGCTGACCACCCTTCGGGCACCGGGCGCTCGACGAACTCCCGGATCAGGCCTTCACGCGGCGACCGTTCGCGGTGGGCCTCCTGCTCCTCGTATGCGGTTTTAGCCAGGTCTCCGGAGAGGAACAGCAGCTCGCCGAGCTTCCAGCGGGCGACGGCTTCGGCCCACAGCTGGTCGACTTCTGCCTCGAGATGCTCGAAAACGTCTTTTGTTGCTTCCTGCTGTGCAAGGTCCACCGGCCAGAAACGCCGGTTGCCGGTTTTATCCCGCAGATATTCCCCGTTGTTTGAGGTGCCGAAGAACACGCAGCGGCGCGGGTACCATCCCACATGGCGGCCGTATGCCGGCCGGAAAAGGTCCTCGCATTGGCTGAGGAACTGCTTGATCCTGCCTATTTCTGATTTGTTAAAAGCCTCCAGTTCGCCAATTTCGACCAGCCAAACACCCTGGACGAGTTCGCTCGCCTCCTTGCCCTCGAAGGTTTTGATGCTGTCGGAAAACCATCCGCGGCCCATGGTCTTGAGCAGCGTGCTTTTACCGATGCCCTGGGGGCCGGTCAGGATGGTCATGTGGTCGAATTTGCAGCCCGGCGTCATCACCCTGGCGACGGCAGCCGTGAAGGCCTTGCGGGTTACTGCCCGGTTGTAGACATTGTCGGCCGCTCCGAGGTAGTCGATGAGCAGGGTATCGAGCCGGGGTGTACCGTCCCAGGCAAGGCCTTCGAGGTATTCCCTCACTTCGTCGAACTCGTGCGCGTGTGCGCACAGGCTCAACGCGTCGCTGATTTTCTCTTTACCCGTCAGGCCGTAGGATTTCTCCAGATACCACCGGGCGCCGCTGTCGTCGTTATCGGTCCATGCGCGCCTCTCTGTGCGGGTATCCCAGGGCAGAGCACCTAAAGCTGCCCCCCGGTTGGCAAATGCGTCGTAGGCCAGTTTACCGGCTAAATAGGGGTCCAGTTCCAGAATCAGCCGGGCATTTTCTGCGGTCTTGAGCACATGCCCCTTGGCGGATACCTGCAGCATTGACTGCCAGTGGTTGTCGTCTGTCACGGCCTCCGGCAGCAGGTCTTTGAATTCCTCTGTTGCTTCTTCGTACTTTTCACGGACCAGCGACGCCGAAACATCCGGGTCAGCTGCTGCGAGCTCGAGCATGGCCTGGAACGACGGCAGCTTGTTGACGGGCGTGTCGGCCTTGGCGTCGTCGTCCATGCTGCTGAACTTATGCAGCCGCACCAGGTCAAACGAGTTTACAAGCCGCCCGCTGCAGGGGTCTGTCGCATGGTGGCTGTACAGGTATTTGCCGTTATCATAGAGCACCGCGCCGCCGGCAGTGCTGCCGCCGATAAAGGTGTATCGTCCGGGGATATCGGTCGGCTCATAGACACCGGGCAGCAGCTCGTCCATCGCTTTATAGATGTCGTATTTCCGGCAAAACGAGCCAACGACACCCTTCTTTGCCTCAGGGTCTCCCTGCCGTGCTGCTGTCTTTGTGTGGACATCCGCCGCCCCGGGTACGGCCGGCCAGCTGGTCACGTCGTGCCAGTTGTCATAGAGGGACAGCATCGCATCGGCACAGGCGAGCGGCTGATCGCTGTACTCGAACACATACTCGGCATCGGAGCAGCAGGACGGCCAGTACATCAGCCGCCATGCCTCGAAAGTTGACACGTCGCAGTATTCCATGCCGATGCACTCGGCGATTTTCCGCCCGATGGGCTCGTATTCGTCCGGCGGCACGGTCCGGTCGAGTGGTATGACTACCCGCAGCCTCGGCTTCTCCGGTGTATGCTTGCGGGTACTATACACAGCATAACAGCAGCCGAGAACCTCGACCCGTGACAGCACTTCACGGGTTCCACCGGCGGGCACGTTGTCCATGTCGAGGGTCAGCAGGTCGCGCCCGAGAACGTTTTCGGCTTTCCTGCGCCCGTCGCGCAGCGTACCGCCGACGAAGCCGCCGACATCCTTGAGGTCGTCCTGCTTGGCTTTACTCAACCGCAGATAGTCCGACATCGTTTCCGTGCTGCGCTGTGGGGTGCTCAGGCGGGTAAATAGCGCGGACACAGTCGTTTTCTGTGCTGTCCAGTTGACGGCTCTCCTGCTGTTCGCCACGCTGATAGAGATTGGTCTATTGTTTTGGAGCACCATTGTGCTACTCCTTCGTGTAGTAATTTCCGGTCCATCCGTCAGCTGAGAGGGGCAGCCCGCGGGCCCATGCAGGTGCCTCGCTGAGGATGCTGATCACCTGTTCGAGGCAGTCTGTCGGTGACTCGACGATGATTTCATCGTGTACGTGGAACACCACAGCCAGACCGGCGGCCTCGACGCGCTCAATGGCTTCGGCGAGGATATCGCGGGCGATGGCCTGCACGATATTCTCGACAAGCTTGCCCCCGTATGTCTCCTGCGTGGTCCACTTTTTTGTTGTCTGGTCCATGCCTTGATAGCTGATACTCTCCCGGCCCCAGCGGTTCATCGTGAGGGCAGGGCGGGCGTAAAACAGTTTTCTGCCGCTCGGCAGGGTAATGGTCAGCCACAGCTGGTCGGTTTTCTTGTCACCTTCCAGGTCGAAAATGACGCGGCCGTTGACAAGTAGACGGGAGCCGGTCTCGATGGTCTCCCTGGCGGTCTCCTCGACGCGCTGCCACAACTCCACGATGTGCTTGTTTGCCTGTCTCCACCGGTTAACAAGGTCAGACATTTCCAGTTCGTTGAGGCCCATATCGGCCGCGCCCATAGCCGTGAGGGCATTGACGCCGCCCTGGTATCCGAGCGCCAGCGTGGCGATTTTACCTTTTGCCCGCATGGCTTTGTCGACTTTATCGACCGGCACACCGAACATCTGAGCTGCGGCAGCTTCGTAGATTTTGCCGTCACCGCAGAACACGCGAAGCACCCAGGCCTCGTCGGCGAGCCAGGCGATGACGCGGGCCTCGATGGCGCTGAAATCGGCATCGACAAACACGCAGCCGGGAGAGGGGATAAACGCCGTGCGGATCAGCTGCGAGAGGGTTCCGTTGATGCTGCCGAAAATGAGCTGTATTTTGTCCGGCTGTACCCGGCGCACAAGGTCACGGGCCAGGTCGATGCTTTCCGGCTCCATGTGCGTCTGCGGCAGGTTTTGCACCTGCACCAGGCGTCCGGCCCAGCGGCCTGTCCGGTTGGCACCGTAGAACTGCAGCAGTCCGCGAATTCGCCCGTCCGAGCGCACACAGGCAAGCATGGAGTTATACTTTTTCGTGCTGGTCTTTCCGAGCTCCTGCCGGATTTCAAGCACCCGACGCACGGTATCGTTCGGCAGGTCTCCGGACTTCAGCAAGTCTTTGACCGTGCTTTTCCGCATATCCCCATAGACTTCGTCTGTCGCGGCATTAACCCACGCTTTGAGCTGTGCGACGCTGTTAGGGTTATCCATGCCGCTGAGATGCGACGCCTCGGCCGTGAGCTCCTGTACAATCTTTTCTCCGCACGCGACCGCTCCGGCGACAAACGGCAGGTCGATGGCTACCCCTCGCAGGTTGATCAGCTGGTCGGTTTGCCATTGCTTCTGTACATCGTCGGGCACCGGGAACCGCTTGAGCCGGTAATAGATTTCCCTCTCCGTGATGACATCCTGCTCGTTGTACTTCTTGAACAGCTCCCACTTCTCCGGCTCATGCTGGGGCAGTGTCCGGGTTCTCTGCCCGTTTGTTCTTGTCGGTTTGCAGGGCAGGCAGAACGTGCGGATCAGCGCTGAGCCGGCTGACAGTTTACGTTTGTCTGCCGGCAGCCCCGCGGCGACACCGGCAGCGGCAAGGTCCGCGGGGTATCCGCAGTACAGGCCGTGCAGCATCGTACAGTGCCACTGCTTGAGCCAGTCGATAGCAGCAGTAGACCTCAGGTGGAAATGGTGGCCGAGGCAGATAATCTCGAATTGAGCATTGTAGGCGTGTTTTGTGACGGACGGGTCGAACATTGCGGAGAAAATGCTGTCAGGGATATCCTCTCCGGCCGTGAAGTCGACCACTTGAACAGGTCCGTCGTCTATGGCATAGGCAAACAGCAGTATAGTGAAAGCGTCGTCCTCGACATATTTATAAACGCCCGCGGATGATAGGTCCGTGCCGCTGAACGTTTCGATATCTATAAACAGGTTTAACATGCGCTACCTCCGGGGGGAGGAGGGGGAGATATTGCACTCCCCCTCAGCAAATGTCGGTTTAGGGCAGTAACTCGTCTTGAACGGCTTGGCCGGTAATCGGGTCGATATCGGCATAGACTGCGGGCGCGGCCGCTCCTCTGCCGGGGACCGCCCTTGCAGGGGCGCTACTGACAACCTCTGCAAAATCTTTCGCGGGTGTCGAATAGTCTCCGCTCAAGGGCTCGCCGTCCGCGACTTTGAGGATATTGCCGAGCCCGCAGCCGATGCCTTTTCCGCCGCGGTTGTTGTATGCGAAGAAGCGGATTGTGGCTCTCGCGTACATGCCGGAGTAGATTTCGGTGCTGTCGATGATTTCGCTCAGCGAGCTGTCGACGATGCCGGGTTTGTTTTTCGTGGAAGCGCCGAGCACCCAGCAGCCTTTGCACTCCTCGCCGTAGGGCTCTCCGCTCTCGCGGACCCCGTCGCCGTCATGCAGCGGGACGTGGATGCTGGGGGGCTTGACACCACCCCAGGTCTTGGCGATGCCGGCCTTGGCGGCTTCGCGGATGGCGGCGTCGATATCGGCTTTTGTCGCGGTGTCGGTTTTCGGGATAAGCAGCACAGCGCTGTAGCGCGGCGAGCCGTCGATGGAAGGGCGGGGGGTTGTCAGATGCACATAGCTGAGACGGACCTTTCCGGTGAGAACTTTCTGAGGGTCGTTTTGATACATGTCGGTTGCTCCTTTTTAATATTGTTTGTCGGATATCGAGCAGCTGTTTATTCCGTGTCCACCCCCTCGAAGTCGAGCCGGGCGCCGTTCGGGCAGTACGGTTCGCGTTTGTCGGTTTCCGGTGCGAGCGTGGGTTTCCCCGGGGGCACGATGATATTGCCGGATAGCAGCTCCGCAAACTTTGCCTTGCCCAGCAGTTTTTCAACCGCCGTCATGGTGATAGGCTTGCGTTCATAAAGCAGCGCCTCATCATACCCGGCGCCCTTGACAAGTTCCAGCGCCGCGTCGACGTCGCTGAATTGACGGGTTTTGCGGCCTTCTACGCACTTCCAGCCAGGCACGCTGCCGCCGTCGAGGATAGTCTTAAGTGCATATTCTTCGACATCCTTTACCCACGAGGCGAGCAGCTGACCCTGCGTAAGCACCAGTCCGATTTGTTCCGGCGTCATCTCGGCGGGCAGCGGCAGCGCCTTGTTCGGCCGCGGGTCAACGGCGAGCGCCGCTTGTGCGCGGGCGCCGCAGGTATGCCGGGCTTTGCAGAAATGGCTGGAGCACCACGGGCCGGGGCAGAAATCACCCGCGCCGGCGTATGCCAGATCGGCGACCGGGCGCACGACGTCAATGCCCCAGTTGAGCAGGTCGAGTGCGGACAAGCTGGATTCGCTGATATTGTCAAGGCGGGGCTGCACGATGGTCATTTTAACTGTGACGATGCTGTAGATAGCGGTGTAATAGCCAAGCGCCCCGAGGGCATACAGCATCATCTGCGGGTTATCATCGGCACTCACGGGCACGCCTTTGCCGTGTTTGTAGTCTACGACGTGCAGGATGCCGTCGCCGATGATGATGCAGTCGGCTGTGCCGAACCCGCCGGGGGCATAGTGGGAATAGTCAACGGTTTTCTCGGCCACGATATAAGGGCAGGCGTCGTATTGCTCCGCGATCGCGGCGATGGTGTCGATATAGGCATCTGTGCATGCTTCCATTTCGGGCTGATACAACGGATCAGCGGTGAGCTTTTTTAGCGCTGTTTTGTAGGACCGGTCGCCTATTGGCTCGATGAACCGCTTACGGAGTTTCAGCTCTGCAATTTTGTGAGCGAGGGTTCCTTCCGCGGCGTACTCGCTTTCCTCGTCGGGGAAATTGGCTTCCAGCCGCGCGGACGGCGGGCAGTGCAGCCACTTCTCCGCGCTTGACGCGCTCAGGATGGCGTGCTCGCTCATATCTCGGCCCCCAGCTTGGAGAGCTCCGCCGCGAACGCTGCGTACTGTGTTTTATCGAGGTTGGTCATGGCCTGCACGCCGAAACGCTGCAGCAGGTCAAGGAGCTCTGCGCGCTTGCCGGCGTCCAGCAGTTTAGCGGCTGCCTTGCTCAGCGCGGCGAACGATATGACCGCTGCCGGAGCGGGCGCGATAGGTTCGGGTGCTACCACTTCGGCAGCTTCAGTCTCCGGGATAACCTTTTCGGTGAAATGAGCGGGCGACACGGTGTTCTTCCCGGTCGCAAGGAACTGCTGAAGCTGACCCATCAGCTCCGGGACGTTTGAGAATTCGATGGTCAATGTCATGTGCTGTTTACCTCCAGTCAATTTTCTGTTTTGGTTTTACAGTTTCGGGCGTTTTGTCGATTTCCGGTGTGGTGGTCTCGAGCCAGTTTTTCAGCATCCGTCTGAGCCCGCGCTTGAGCTTTTGAATCTGTCGGTTTTCCCAGCTCACAAGCTGCTTTTCATACTTGAGATAACCAATGGCGAGCGCGATGATGGCGATTGCCTCAGCCAGTATCCCCAGCCACTGCAGGCCTGTCATTCTGCTTTCCTCCTCTCTCTTTACGTTGTTCCCTGTACTGCTGCTGCTTTTGCCGCTGGTACTCTCTCCGCGCTTCGGTCCTGTTCGTGTGGTTTTTCCGGTCAAGCTTGAACCTGTACCACAGCTCATGCTTTTGTTCGTCCAGTTTCTGCAGGAGCTCCTCGCCGTCGATGTCGGTCAGCTGGGCGAACCAGTCGGAGTGGAAAAACTGCACACACTCTTTTTTCGTTCTCCGTGCCGCCCTGTCCTCCGGGTTTCTCTCAACCAGTACGGCTGCCTCGACATAATCGACGGCTCCCTGGGCGATGATGGCATTGGCGAGCCGGGCGTAGGCATTGAAAATGGTTCCGGGTGTCGGGCTGTGCGGTTTGATGCGCGGCATTTTGCTGTAGTCCAGGTTCATACTTCTGCCCCCAGACCCTGCCCGGCGGTGTACCATAGCAGGAACGTGACAGTGGGTATTTTGTATCCGCGGTTGCCGTGGATATTCTTTTGCCATGAGAGGCCGAAAGGGCATTTGCCGGCATCTATGGCGCAGCGGAGGCCTTCGGGGTTCATGCCGAGGATGCGGGCGACATCTGCGGTTTTGAGGAAGCGCGGGTTTTCCTTGCACAGTTCAATGACATCGTCGAGCTGGTCCTGCAGCGTGATCACACCCTCACCCCCGGATAACTGGCGATGACAAACGTCGAGGCGAGAGCGTCGGGCATGATATAGTCGCTATGGTCAAACCCTGCAAACTCCTCCCCGTCTTCCAGGCAGACAAAGAAATTGCCGACGATAGGGATATCGTGCCCGCACCTGTTCTTGATGATGGCGTTGAGCGGTTTACCCTTGAGCACGCCCTCCTCGTCGCACACAAGCACCATATTGCCCGGCAGCGTTACTGTTTCGATATACCCGCCGACGAGCTTCTGCATGGCTTCCAGGGTGTTGTCGATGGTCGTCCACTCGAAGGGCTTGCCGGCGGCTTTGTAAAGTACGTTCATCTATTTTTCCTCCAATACGCCACACTCGTCGACGCGGTGAAATCCGTTTGCAAAGCCGATAATCGCGTTTCGTGCGGCAATGAAATCGGGGTCATCACATTCGAGGCGGCAGAAATGATATGCCAACTGACGGGCGATTTTAGCGTCAACCTTGACATCGAGCGAACCACACCACAGCGGCCAACTTGAAAAATCGAGGTTGGCACCCGTGAGGTTGGCACCCGTGAGGTCGGCACCCGTGAGGTCGGCACCCGTGAGGTTGGCACCCGTGAGGTCGGCATACGTGAGGTTGGCATACGTGAGGTTGAGCAGTTTTTTGTCGTTGTTCGTGCGGATAAGGTCGATTAATTCTTGCTTTGTCATCCCTTAGTCCTCCTTAAACTCAACATACGGCGCGGCGAATTGGATCATCTTGCAGACAAGGTGTTTCGCGGGCAGCCCGGACGCGGCTTGCAGCTCGCGGATCAGCGCCATGCTCTCGTCATCGAGCCGGACAACGCTGCTGTCCCCGGGGTTGAATTTGCGGACGGTGAATACCAGTTTTTTCATATGTGTTTTCATCCTTTCAACAGTTCGTCGATTGTACATTCAAGGGTTTCGGCAAGTTTGATAAGTGTGTCGGTGCGTGGTTTGCTGTGAAAATGTCATTCAAAAAACTTTGTCCAACTTGTTCCAACCGCCTCGGCTATTGCCTTTGCTGCTGTTACGCTCGGTGTCGCCTTGCCCCGTTCGATTGCCGAAAGCATTTGTCGCGTGATACCTGCTTTATCGGCAATATCCTGTTGCGTAAGCCCTTTATCACGCCGCAAGAGTACTAACCAATTCATTTATTCGCCCCCTTTCAATTCCATCTGCGCCCATTGTAGCTAATTATATTTGCTTTGTCAATAGATTTTGCAAATATTTTTTAACATTCTTTCAAACCGCACAACACAAAATAAAAGCGGGGCGCACTATGCCGTAAATGGCACAGAAACGCCCCTACTATTTTAGAGTATAGCATATAAATAGCAATATATCAAGAATATTTTGTATTATTTATTTTTGGCTCTGCGTGCCTTCTTGTTGGAAAAGTGTGATTTGAGACGTCTGCAGCTGGTAAGCCTTTATATTACTCTGGGAAAGCAACACGTATTTCTGCTCTTTATCAATCCCTATGTAATGCCTTTTTTCTTGAATTGCAGCTATGGCGGAAGTGCCGCTTCCCATAAAGCAATCAAGAACAGTATCGCCTTCATCAGTTAGTAATTTGATCGCACGTCGCGGTAATTCCATTGGAAACTTTGCTTCGTGGTCATCATTGCGCTGTACCGACCGAATACTCCATACCGCACGGCTACCCCAATCTGTCCATTCATCTTTTGAAAGCCTTTTTCGGTCTATTTTTGTTATTCCCGGCTTCCAGAAAATATAGAGATATTCAAATTCATCAACTGCACGATAAGAATTTGTCGTCCAATTACTGTTTGCCCAAGCCGCGTCTTTTACCCAAATTCGCCTATCATATAGATATAGTCCAGCTTCAAGTGCCATTTCTTCAATGAATCCGCCAACTATTTTTACTCTCGTTTGCGTATTATATTTTCCACCGCGTATATTGTTTCCGTGCAAGCGTCTATCAATGGTTTGTTCACTGCAGCCTAACAACTTAGCGAGTTGATGTCGATTAAAGTCAGGGTGTTCTGATTGTGCTCGTAACACTTCTTCTTCCGTTATACTACATTTGCGCATACTAACATTATTGGCTTGGATTTTTGGCATACTATCGTCTTGAAAACATAGAATATCTCCAATGTTAATAGCCAAAAAACCACCAGGTTTAAGAACAGAGAAGTGAATTCTTATCACTTCGGCTAACATAGCTTGCCATTGTTCGTATGACTGGCCGCTTTCATATTTTTTCCCAACATGGTACGGGGGAGACCAAACGCTAAGTGCAATTGAATTGGGTTCTATCTGCTTCATGAGTTCTTCAGAAGGACCGCAATAAATATCGTCTGTCTTTAGATAGTCCATGCGTGGTCCGCAATCGGCAAATGAGCCGCTATGCGTGCAGGGTTCTATAACCGCGTGATGATTTTCACAATTAGGTGATATTTCCCACGCAATCGCTATATTTTCTTGACATACTTGCTGCCAATGCCAATCCACAGGCCCGTGCCCAGCTGCCCCCAAGTGAGGAACTTTCGCAGGATGGTGACCTGTGCACCTTGCAGCAGGCTGCCGACAATCGGATAGGCCGAGCCGGGGCCTTTGCGGATATTCACACTGCCGCCGATAACCTCGACCTTGAATTTGCCCTCGATGATAACCGGCTTCGGCTCGAGGAGCTCTTTCACGTCGGACCGGAAGTCGGCCATGCTTTTGCCGAATTTCGGGAACCAGTGCAGCACGTCGCCGTGATTGCTGGCGATGCCCTGGTCGTGTCCCTCGGCATGACAGATGATGTTTTTCTCTGTCAGGTCAAACATTTTGCAGAGATAGGCGCACAGTTCGACGGCTTCTGTGTAGACGGCCTTGAAGTATTTTGCGTCTTTCAATCCATCCTCGCAGATTTCAAAGCCGATGTGTGTATCGTTGGCCTTGCCGCCGGCGTGCCAGCCCCTCATGTTCCACGGGAGGGTTTGATAGGTGGCAATGCTGCCGTCTGCGAGCTTGCCGATAAAGGCGTGCACGCATACCTGTCTGCCTCCGGGAGTCGCCGTGTTCCAATGATTATTGTACGGATTCTTCCCAAGCCTTCCATCATCAGGCCCAACATACCGGCTGATTTTAGGGTTATTTGCGGCAGTCGAATGTACCATAATGCCACGTGGAGTGATGGTTTTTCCAGCCTTATAGCAGTTGTTATTTGTCAGGAATAGTTTATAGAGCGTCATTTTATTTACCTTCTTTCACTTCGGGCAGTCCGGCAATACTTGTAAGCAGACTTAAAATGCCGGCCAATAAAGATGCAGAGCCAACAACCACCCAATCCACGGTGGCGAGAATTACGCTTGTTCCTATGGTTGCGATTGCCGTTTGAGCGACGGTTTTCAATGCGCGTATTCCGGCTGCTTTCAGCCATTTCTTTGTGAGCTCGCTCATTTTTTTACCTCCTATTTTGTACCCGTTCGGTGATTTGGCAAGGTTTCAATCGGTGATTTGGCAAGGTTTTATCCGCTAATTTGTAACCGATAGGGTAACAACTCCCTGTTTTGGCGCGGTTTTATTCCCTGTTTTGTCGAGTTTTTTCTGATTTTACTTGACGCATTTCGGCACTTATTCGCAATATAGCCGATGTGCTAACTCTTGCGTTACTAACTTACGATATACTGATTTACGATATTGCTCTACATGGCGGGAATAGCAAGTCGATTCACATATTTCTGCGTAATGCACAAATCACTGTGCTTGTTTTTGGTTTGACCACACAATACCGGAAAGAAGCCCTCCCAAAGGAAAACCCGCCCGAGCCGTCGAACAGGCTGCCCAGCGTAAGGTTACTCATTCACAGCCACCTCCGGCACATCTTCGTACTTATATACATCCCCGTTCCTTGCGAGGAGCACTCCGGCATCGGTACCGGCTTGTTCCATATACCGTTTCACAATGACATCGCAGTATTTTTCATCCAGCTCAACGGTGTCGCAGACACGGCCTGTCTGTTCGCAGGCGATCAGCGTGCTGCCGGAGCCGCCGAACGGATCGAGGACGATGCAGTTGGACATGCTGGAGTTCAGAATCGGATAGGCAATCAAAGCCACCGGTTTCATGGTTGGGTGGTCGGCATTCTTTCTCGGCTTGTCGTATTCCCAAATGGTCGACTGCTTGCGGTCGGAATACCACTGGTGTTTGCCTTTCTTTTTCCAGCCGAACAGAACGGGTTCATGCTGCCACTGGTAGGGACTCCTTCCGAGGACTAAGCTCTGTTTCTTCCAGATGCAGGTGCCGGACAGATAGAACCCGGCATCGGCAAACGCCCGGCGGAAGTTCAGCCCTTCAGTGTCCGCATGGAACACATAGATGCTGCCATCCTGCGCCAGGTGTTTCTCGATGTTGGTGAACGAATCAAAGAGAAAGTGATAAAAGGCATCGTCGGACATGTTGTCGTTTTGCAGCTTGCCGGCGGTGCCTTCGTAGTTGACATTGTAGGGAGGATCCGTGACGGCCAGGTTCGCCGTCTTGCCGTCCATGAGAAGCTCGAAGGTTTCCGGTTTGGTACTGTCTCCGCAGACCAGCCGGTGTTTCCCGAGAAGCCACAGGTCTCCGGGTTTGGTCACGGCCGGTTTCAACAGCTCGGCGTCGACATCGAAGTCGTCTTCTTTGACATCCTCATTACCCTTGAGCAGTGTGTTGAGTTCAGCGTCATCAAAGCCGAGCAACGAAACGTCAAAGTCCGCGCCCTGCAGTTCGGCCAGTTCGACAGACAGCATTTCGGCGTCCCAGCCGGCGTTCAGCGCGAGCCGGTTGTCCGCGATGATGTAAGCGCGCTTCTGCGCTTCGGTCAGGTGCTCGACGAAAACACACGGCACCTCTGTCATGCCTTCTTCCTTTGCGGCGATAATCCTGCCGTGTCCGGCAATGATGTTCAGTTCCTTGTCGACGATGACCGGATTGACAAATCCGAATTCCCGCAGGCTTGCCCGCAGTTGGAGAATCTGCTCTTTGCTGTGTGTCCTGGCGTTCCGGGCATAAGGCACCAGCTTGTCGATATTCACTTTTTCAAAGCGTTCGGTTGTTACCATTTGTGTTTACCGTCCTTTTCTGCCCGTGAGATCGTCCTCGGGTTGCCCACAAAAGCCGTGGCGCAGTTCTGCTTGACGATATCGAAAATCTCATACCACAGCAGATTGGCCTGTTTCTGAAACGACTGGCTTATCTGTACGAAAGGGCTGGAAATCGCTCCGCCTGTCGCGGGGTGTTTGCCGAGCAGGCCGTAGGTGCTGATGGCTTCCTCGCACTGGATGTATCGGGTGAACGCTTGCGCGTACGCTTCGATGAGCCGGGGATTGATAAACTTCTCGCATCCCCGGTGCTTGAGCCACAGCCAGGTCTCATTGAACAGCGCATCCGCGCCGAGCGGTTTTCCGTCCTTCTGCATCGCGCTGAGGTATTCGCTCGGCGCCGGCATATCCTCGCCGCGCAGTTCAGCGGCTCCCTGCAGTTCCTCCGCTTTCAGTATTGCCGAGGGCTGCAAATCAGGCGCTTCCAGTATCTTTGCTGTCCTTCCAGCTACGATTTTATCGGTTAAGGGCTGCGGTTTGTCGCCTGCGCGCGCACGCCTGCCGCCCCTGTTTGTTCCGTCTTTGGCCTTATTTTCGCTGTCTCCTTTTGAATGATGGGTTAATACCCCGTTTGAACCGTGATTTTTCAACGCAAGACCCCAGGCCGCTGTCCCGTTAATCGCACACAGAGATCTGACCCGCCCCTACCTCCACATATTATTCCCTTTCTTGAAAATTGTCAATGTACTGCGTTTCGACTTCGTGTTTTAAGTATTCGATGTCTTTTTCAACCTTTATCATCCTTTCGCATAATGCGTTGTGCTTGTCAACCTTTTTTTCAAGTTGCTGTATGCGATAAGTTGTAAGCCTTGCGGATGTAATAATACCGCCCGCTGTGCCGATGATTGTGCCGATGAGCGGCGCTAAAACAGTCCACAATTCCATTGTTTACACTCTCCCGATGATTTTGTAGATTGATACAAGGATAACCGCCGCATACAGCGATAAGAGTTTGGCCGCGTTGTATAAAATGGCGAATATTATCACTCGAGGGCCTCCTCTTTGCCGGTCTTTTTTATTGCCGCGATTGTCGCCAGACGCTTCAATCGCTCCGCTTCCGTTTTGCCCGGCCTTTTTGTGGCCGCGGTCCAAAGATACGGGATTGCCGCTTTACAGTCGTTTTCCGGAAGCTTTCTTGTGGCATCCCCGATTGCTTTTATAAGGTCATCCTTTTCCGGCTTCTTTTTTTCCGTCCCCATTTTGGGTGCCTCTCTTTTCGTCTCTCAATGCTTTTAGTTTGGCGAGGGCTCTCTCGACCGCCTGTTCTATTTTCTCCGCTTGGCTCACTTTACTTCCTCCCATCCGGCTTCTTTTTTGTGGTATATTTTTTTGCTTTTATATGGATCTACGCTCATATAATAGCCGAGGCCGCGGTTGTCAAAGGATGCTTGCGTGGCTATGCTGTATCCGAGCGGGACCACTTGGGGTAGCCAATCCGGGTTGAATATCATCCGTGGCTCGAAATCAAAGGCCGGGAAGTCTATTTCGTCAAACTCCCGCGGTTCAATTCCTCCGGTTTCAAAGTTGGCAATATGCCAGCCCGCCTCGCAAAACTCGCCCTCTATTTCGGTGGGCTCGGTGTTATATAATGACGCGGCCGCCGGATCCCCGTTTTCGTCGAAATTCCAAAGCACGACGATCCCTGGTTTGCCGTCGAGGAAGTCGTTTTCCTTTGCGGCTTCAAAATACAAAACCATCCGGGCTGTCTCTCCGTCGGTGTTTTCGACGATTACGCCCCGCGTGTTTGGCCTGTCCTCCGGCAAAACTTCCCGCGGGTCCGGAGGGTCTCCGTTTATAAATATTCGCCTCAAGAATTGACCTTTGAATATTTGGACCGGCGCCCGGTCCCACTCCGGTGTCGGGTCTATAATCGCAAGGGTACCCGTTGCCGCGTCTGCCGGTAAATCCTCGGCGCTCTGGTATGTCTCCGCTACAAAGCTTAATTGGTCGATCGCCTCCGCGACTGCCGCGTCAACGGCTGTCTCGATGAGGTCCTGCAGCGTAACGGTATTGTCGGGTGACACATAATCGGCGGGCTGGGCGCGTGGGATAGGGTTGACAACAATATGCCCAATGGTTTCCTCGCCGTTGTAGTAGATATATCCGGTAATCTCGCCCGTCTGCATCAGCGCAGCGTCGGGGATGTCAACGATGCCGCCCTCTGTATAGCCTGTTTCGCCGGTAAGCGGGGAGAATGTGCGGTTGTCGGTGGTCGTACCGTCCGGCAGTGTGTCATACACCCACTGCACAACGCAATCGGTGACATCTGTGCCGGTCAATACAATCTGCTGCCCGAGGTCCCACTGGTACACCTCGGACGCCACGCCTTTGCCGTTAATGGGAGAGAGAATAACAGGTATCATGTTTTCACCTCAACCTAATTTGATAGACATACAGCAGTCTGCGGTCAGGTTCAGCGCGCCGCCGCTTGCCTGGTAGGCCTTTATTTTAAATGTGTCACCGGCTTTAACCGGTCCGGAATAGGACAGTGTCATGCGGTCGGTGCCGCCGGTTGGCAGCATGGATACGGCAGAAACACCGAGAGTCTGTGGCGTCGGCACTGTTCGAATACGGTACAGGATAGCGCGCCGGGCTCCGGTCTTTGTTGCGTCTGCTTCGAACTGGATGCACGCCGATATCACCGCGTCGGTATAACCGGCCGGAATGATAAACCCGGTGTTGCCGTTAAGCAGCGCGCTGGTGCCGGACCCGCCATACTCCACAGCTGCCGGAAAGGTGGCATCCGTCGCTGTCGTGTCCGCGAGGCTCTGCGTGGTCGACTTCGACAGCAGCGCAGATTTAGCCCGCGCTTCAAGGGCAGCGTTGTCGGCGTTGAAATCGCCGCGCACCGGTTTATCAGTTGCGTCCCACAGGTTCAGCCCCAGGTTGGTGGTCTTGTTTGCACTGGCCATTTACTGTACCTCGTCTTTCTTTGTGATATTCAGCACCATGCTGTCGGTTTTGGTAAACCCGATGTCGGTGATCTGCTGAATGATACTGCCATCCGCGCCGATGACGTTGATGTGGTCGATTGCCCCGTTGCCGTCGTCCTCGTACAGGTAAAAACTGTTGATAGCCGCGTCAGCGGTTGCCAATGCCGTGCCGAGCGGGGAGACAGTGGCAAGCAGCGCGTTTGCGGCTGTGTACAGTTTCAGCTGCACCGAGGCATTAAGATTTCCATTGCCTCCCGCCAGCGCCCGCGCGATGAGTGCTTTTCCCACCGCCGTGTATGCGTTTGTCACAATTTCAACCTCCTGTGTTGCGCCGGCTATGTCAGCCCAGTCATCATAAGCCGCCTCAAATGCCACCCAGTCTGCATAGGTTGCCTCAAGGGCTGTCCATGTCAGCGGGTCCTCTGTGTAGATAGTCAGCGTCGTTTCGATGTCTGTATCACCCAGTAGCGACAGCGACATCGGCAGATATTGCGTTTCCGTGCCGAGCTCAAAGGTTACACCTTTAATCAGCGGGTACAGCGCGTCGCGGTAGTCGACCGTTGATGCTTCGATGTCATACCGCCATGTGCCGCCCTCTGCCCCGGAAATAACGCGGGCCGTGACGCTGTTGACTTTATAAATGCCGGAGATGCCATAATATGCCACATCGCCGGTCAGCAGCTGCCCCACGGCAAAACCTGCCGTTTCTGTTGTAAAACTGATCGTCTTTGCCCGTTTGGAGTTGTTGGCAAGAAACGCCGCACCCACGGCTGCTGCCTTGTTAAAAGACGCTATGCTATTATCGTTCAGGGTGTACTCGACAATGCCTGTACCGCCCCGCGTTGCCGCGATTTCTGCGGCGAGTTCCGTGTCCACAAGGCGGGTGATGACAGGGACGACGGGGTAATAGGCTATCTTACTAACCCATCCGTTACCATTTTCATCGACATTAGTTCCTGCAAAGGAATACCCGGCTTTTGCATAAACCGTATTAGAGTTAAAGGAATACAGGAACTGATACGCCGAGTTATCATCATGCAGACCCGAAATACCGATGCGCGACACAAAGCCACCAAGCGAAACAAACTCGTAAAAAGCCTCCTCGTATAAAGCTCCCGGGCGCATAAAATCGTTATTTGCAGAATATACTCCATAGTATTTGGTGTTGTTTACTTTTGCTATGGGACGCGAAAGTTGTACGGATGTTACTTCTTCAGTGATGTCTAACTCTTCCTCAATCAGCGCGCCCTGCCCCGTGGTACTGCCTATAACCCGCACCGCTGAGAACAGCGTATAGGCGTCCCTCGACACCTCTAAATCGTAGACCTCTGCGTCCGTGTCCAGCATGAACGGTGCCGTATCACGGTTGCTGGTGTACCGCATATTGAACACTTTGTCGTTTGTGACTTCCCAGTAAGCACCCGCAGCTGCGCACAGTTCGTCCAGCGTGTCCGCTACTGTCTTGCCCCACAGGTTTGCCTGCCGGTTAATGGTACACAGTGAGAAGTCGTCGACCGTTCCAAGGGTAAAGCCCTCCGGGGAAATCCGGGTGTCGAACAGCCCGGGAAACTCCCCGAGGCTCTCGTCGTACCAGGCGTCGGTAGCAGCGTTGCCGTTGAGTATCATGTTGACCGTTGCCCCGTCCGGGAAAATCATGTCAACATAAATACTGGCGAGGAAATCGGCGTTGCTTGCGATGTCGAGCTCGAAAACCTTGTAATCCTGTTCGGCGTACCCCATGTGCATCTGTTTGACACCGAGGATAGTGCCGGCATAAACGGTCAAAAGCCCGGGGGTCGTTATGGTTGAAACAGCATCCAAAAACCCTGTATAGTCCGGTCCGTCTGGGTTATAAATCTCAATTTGCATGGTCGCGTCGTTTTCATCCGCGGTCCGTGCGGTGAGTGTGATATCGGCATCCGTGCCGCCTACAACAAAAAAGCCATTGACAGCAGTGTTGCCTGTGAGCAGCGTCCGGATTTTCCCCGCGTTATACGCGCACGTGTCGTTATAAACCCCCAGCGATACCGTCGCCGTACCGCCGGGCATACCCGCTGCCGTGACAATCGCCTCGATGTACCCCGCGTGCGCATATGCGCCCGCCAGCGTGACGCTGACCTGCTGCGCCGAGCCGCCGGCAATGCGCAAATAATCACACTCCTGCAACACCGCGCCCGTTGAGGGTATGGACACCATGACGCTGGACGCGGTCTTGTGCAGGCTGTCCTGTTTGAACTCCGCGCCCTCGTGCAGTTCGATATCCGGGCGCGGTGAACCGTTTATGTCAACCGTAATCATGTCGCCCTCGTTACCGCCAAGCCCCGATAATTGTGCCCGTTTGTCGAGGTGGCGATTTTCTTTCCGTCAAGGTAAATATTGTTCGGCTGTACGATAATCGTCTGTACCGCCGATGCCCTTGCCCCACCGGACAGCAGGTTTTCAATCGCTTCGACCGATACATCATGCGGTATGACATCGGTGCCGCGAGGCAGCCGCACGATTTCGCCACTGAACCTGTCGCCGGGGATGTCGTTGATGCGCGCGAGGCCTCCCCGGAAGTTAGTGACGCCGGAAGCGAGGCGGTCAGTAGAACCTGTAGCGCGTGAGCTCTGGGAACGCGGGGCAATGGACGTCGGCAAGTCAACCCCGGCAATATCATTGAGAGTGGCCATCCACGCAAGCCCGCCGAGTGGCGTCACGCCGAGAACAGCTTTTACCCACGCCGGAGCGTCCTCTATTTTCCCCATCAGCCCAAGGATGAAGTTGGCGAGCATTATTTTACCCGCTTCTTTCATCTTGGCTTTGTTCGTATCGCTTGAGAAATTAGCGGCAACATTTGACATGATCTCGCCTATTGCAGGCAATAAGACGAACAGGCTATCTACCAGCCCATCCGCGAGAGCCCCCAAAATCTGTATAGCCGCGATGATGAGTGTCGTCAGGTTGTCGTCTTTTGACAGTTCGGTCATGATACCGGTTATTATCTCAATAACCGCCGGCAGCAGTATAGGAATATTCTCTATCAGGCTGTCGCTGATTTTCTCCAGCATCGCTACCGCGCTGTCCACCAGCGTAGCGAGGTTTTGCGGGTCTGACAGTTCAAGTACAATATTCGTGATAACGTCAAGCAGCGCCGGCAATAATACGCCGACACTGTCCATGATGCCGGTTGCCAGCGACATGAGAATACTGACCGCAGACTCGGAAATCATTTTGATGTTTCCGGGCGTGGTCAAGGTGGTGACAATGGTCTTTATAACGCCCATTACGCTGTCAATAATTCTCGGCATATTTTTGCCAAGTTCGACCAACACATTTTTGATAATAGGGGACACATTCTTGACAACGTTTTCGAAAGAACCGATGACGTTTTCTATTAATTTTTCGATATCCGCGTCTGCGTCTCCGAGCCCCGCGAGCAGGTTCTTAAACGCTGATTTCATGCTCGAAATTGAGCCTGTGATAGTTGACGATGCTTCCTTTGCGGTTGTGCCGGTAATGCCGAGCTGCGTCTGCACAACGTGAATGGCGCTATAAACGTCTTTTAAATTATTTAGGTTATACTTTTTACCGCTTAATTTTTCGGCATCGGCTAACAGGCGCGCCATTTCTTCTTTTGTGCCGCCGTAACCCAATTTGAGGTTATCGAGCATGGTATAATTTTGCTTTGCAAAACCCTGATATGCGTATTGAATCGCCCCCATGTCCGTACCCATTTTATTGGCATTATCGGACATATCGGTGATAGCCATATCAGCATAATCTGCGGCTTTGGCAGTATCACCGCCAAGCGATTGCAAGAGACTTGCAGAAAAGCTTGTGACGGTTTCCATGTACTCGTTAGCGGATAGTCCTGCCGTTTTAAAGGCATTGTTGGCGTATTCCTGCACCTTTTGCGATGACTCTTTGAATAGGGTGTCTACACCGCCTACCAGCTGCTCATAATCGGCATATTCCTCCAAAACCTTTTTGCCAATTTTTAAAGTAATGGCGGCAGTAGCAGCAAGAGCGGCAGCCCCTATAACTGCCGCAGTTTTAGCAAATGACGCAAGCTTGCCCTTAATATTACTGTTGTGCTTGTCCATGTTCGCGCTGATATTTGCGTTGCTCTGCTTGATTTTGCTTTCGGCGTCACGGTTTGCCTTGTCTACGCCGGAAGTCTCGCCTATATATTCAAATACGACCTGCCCGTCGGACACGTGGTTCACCTGCCTTTATTACCTTGCAGCATGTCTGCGATACGCCCGATGCCCTCGTTGAGGTTCTCGGCCGCCTCTGTTTCGCTCATCTCGAGCGCATAGTATGCTTTGGCCTCCCGCAGTTCCCGGATTTCCTCGGCATTGTGTTTATCTGCCGGCGGGATTTTCCGTGCGCGGATAGCCATAATTTCCCTGATTTTTGTTTTTTCGGACAGCCCCTGAAACAACGCAATAAACTGCCGCCAGTCAAGCCGCTGTTTGGTAAGGTCTATACCGTAATCCAGCATAAAGCTCGACCAGATGTAGGCCGCGTCCTGCCGAAAGTCAATGACCTTTGGACCGTTCGACGGTTTGCCCTTGACCCGCAGATAGTCCTCGAAAATCTTTGTCAGCAGCTCGTTCTTGCACTCTGTTGTCATCCGCTTTACGGTATGGCTGTTCTTGACCAGCAGATAAAGCGCGATGTCGAGCTTTTCAGCATCCCCGAGCTCCTGCTCGTTAAGCAGGTCATAGACCGACAACACGATGTCATAGGCAAGGTTCAGCCGGATTTTCTTGCCGTGAAACCGGAATACGCTGCTGGTGTTTATCATTTGCCCCGCCGCTTGCCTTTATAAAAAGACTTCAGCTGCTCGTTCTTCTGCTCCGTGACGCGGTTCATCGCCGGCACGACAATGTCGAGGATGAACGGCAGCACATAGATGAGCATGGTGGTGTACTCACCGGCATAGAAGTCCAGCAGTTTTTCGGTGTTTTCAGCGCCGAAAATAACAGTGAACAGCGCCATAATCGCAGCGCCGTACTGCTCGTTGGCTGCCTCTTTGCCTTCAATATCATCATCAGATGTTGCCTCGGCGGTGAGCCGCGCGTTGTTAAAATTCTTCCAGGCATCGCGGAACGCTTTGTGGATACTCTCCGCGACGATGTTGACGTGCATTACGGCCTTGACTTCCCCCGCCGGGTTGCACAGTTCGAGGTCCTCGACGATTTTGCCTGGTTGATAGATTTTGAAAGCCATACTGCTGCTACCTTTCTTTGTTAAAAGGGGCGGGATTTAAGCCCCGCCCCTCTGTTTTGAATTAGCCCGTGGTGACTGTGCAGGTGCCGGCCTTTACCAGCACGTTGGTCGACGTGACAACCTCTGCCACGACGATGACGTCGCCGGTCGTGACATTTGCCGAAATGGCGTCCGCGCCGGCGGTCATAGCCGTCCAGCCGGTCGTCAGCGTCGCGCCGATGGCCGGCAGGGTGCTTGTGACCTTGAACTTGTAGCTGTTGCTGCCGCCCTTTACAGGGTTGACATAGATGCTGGTTTTGCCTGCGCCTGTGCCGGCGAGCGACACGACGGTCAGCGTCTCTGCCGCGCTGTACGGTACGGTGAAACTCGGCGCGCCATTGCAGGCGAACTCTACGCTGATGGCAGACCCTGCCTGCGCGGATCCAAGGTCATCGCCGACTTTTGTGATGGTCGCGTCAATGGTAGTTGTCGCAACCGTCGCGCCTGTCGCGGCATTGACGCGCTCAAATTTCAGCTGCGTGTCGCGGTAAGTGCCGAAACCGTACTTGACCGCGTCGCCGAAGATGTAATCCTGCGCCGTGTTGCCAAATACCCGCTTGCCGGACAGCGAGAACGTAATCTGCCCGCCGACAACGTACGAGCGGCCCCATCCTGCGTCACTGAGCCAGCTTGCGCTTTCGACGACCTCGTTCAGCGCTTCGGTGATGTTGTCGAAACCCTCCCCCACGACAGCCCAGGTGCCGGACTTCGCGGAGCCGGAGGTGTCGACGCTCAACGTGTTTTTGTAGTTGATGCCGATATTGCTCATTAGGAAACCCCCTTGTTATAAAAAGTGATTTTCAGCACGGAACCATACAGGAACCCGCCGTGCTCCTCCGCTCCGATATAGGATGGCGCGGAATTTGTCTCGATGTTGATAATCTGGTATCCGTCCGTGATTTCATACGCCTGCTGCATGGTCAGCGACTGGTGGATGGTGTCGAGCGCCTGCAGGGCGGTCAGCTGCGAGGTGTGTTTGGCGTTAACGGTGACATAGGCATACCCCTCTGTGTGTTTGTCAAGGAATATGCGGTCAGACCCGCCCGCGCCGATATAGCAGGAAATGCCGTTTGCGTCCGGCAACGCGCCGATGTTCGCCGAGGCGTACAGCGAGAGGTCGTCGATTTCACCGCGCAGATATTCCAGTATTCCGTCATACAGTCCCACGGCTTCGCTCCTCCCGCAGTTTTTTAAGCATCCGCAGATACTTTTCTTTGTTCGCAGACGCACCCTTATGCGCCCACATAAGCGAGGCGTTAGGGTTGACATCCTTCACCGGGTGTCCGACATAGTACATCCGCTTGGCGTATGGGGTATCCCATACCAGCCGGCCTTTTTCGGGTTGACTGGCCCGGATGGAGCTGCGGATCAGTTCGCCGCTGTCCTCGCGGGCATAGTAATTGGCGTCCTTTAGGGCCTCATTGCTGATAATGGCAATGCCCTTGTCGCAGTTTGCCTGGATGCTTGCCGCGACCCGGGCCTTGTCGAAATTAAACTTAACGTTGAAACCCATCAGACCAGCCCCAGCTCATAGTGATGCAGCGTGCTTTCGTCATACAGCGGTGTTACCTGCTCCACCCGGTAGACCTCGCCGCCGAAGGTGATGGTGTCGTCCCTTGCGAACGTTACGCCATTCGGCGACGAGTTCAGGCAGTCATAAAACAGCACCGCGTTCAGCTGCTGCTCGGTATTGTCTTTGCTTTTGATGATTTTGTCGGAAGGCTCGATACGGACTCTGGATATCGTGCGGGATGAGCCGCTTTCAACGCCCCATGCCGTTTTGGATAGGCTGTACCCGTGTGTAACTGTATGGATCAGCAGTTTCCTCGGGATAGGCTTCATCACGGTATCCCCCTGTATGTGAGCCCCTGGTGCATCAGATAGCCGCGGGCGAGAGGCGAGACCGGGATGCCGCCGAGCTTGGGCGCCGAAGGGGCCGCCGGGGCGCTGATGGAAAATTTCCCCAGCGACACCCCGGTGTCCGTCGCGTTGCCGGTGGCTGCCAGTATCCCGCCCTCGTTGTACAGGTATTCGACCTCGGCGCAGACGGCCTTTTTGATGGCCGCCTGCTCCGCGTCTGTCATTTCCGTGAGTCCGCCGTCGGCTGTGACACGGTTAAACGTCAACAGGTCGATGACATCAGAGGCGCGCTCGGCCAGCACGTTGAACTCCGTCTCCGGTATCTCGGTGATGGTATAACTGCTGAAATCAGACTGGTCAATATAGGCCACAGCGCAGCCCTCCTGTTAAGACTCTGCGATGGTAACGGTGATCTCGCGGTTTGCGGCGTCCGCAACAAAGTCGAGCGGGTGAGTGTCGCTGACGACGTGGAATTTGCCGGCCCAGTTTTTGGTGTTGGTGTCATACGTGCTGCCGTCGACGATGCTGACCGTAAAGCCGGCACCGACCTCAGCCTGCGCGAGTACCAGCATGGCACCCTCGACGCCGACTTTCGTGTTCGCCGTACCGACCGGCAGGTTGGCGACGTCGCCGTCGGCAATTTTAGCCAGTTCGGTAGCAGCGGACGCGCCGGTGGCAACGATATCCAGCGACCGCGCGCTTGCGTCGATGGTGAAGTCAAGCGGCCGGGCATCGGTGGAAACGCGGAACTTGCCGGCCCATACGCGGGTGGCGGTGGAATATGTGCTGCCGGTTTCGATTGTCGGCGTGTAGCCGGCGCCGATGGCCGCATCCGCAAGCACAAGCATGGCCGCCTCAACGGCCTCTTTCGTGTTCGCGGTGGTGTTCGGCAGGGTTTCGACGGTGACATCAAGGATTTTCGCCAGCTCAGTATCGGATGATACGTTGTCCGCTACGAGGTCGAGCGCACGGTTCACCGCGTCGGTGGCGGTGTCGTTCTCGTCGTCGTCTTTCGTGACAGTGAATTTACCCGCCCAGGCGCGCGTGGTGGTGTTGTAAGTGGACCCGCTCTCGATGGTGACGGTGTAACCCTCAGCCACAAGCGCGTTGGCCAGGATGAGCATCGTGCTTTCGACCGCCGTTTTGTTGTTCGCGGTGGCATCCGGCAGCGTCTCAAGCCCGACATCCGTCACCTTTGCCAATTCGGCAACCGCCGGAATGGCAGTAAAGGTAACGGTAATAGACCTTGCGTTGGCATCTGTAGCACTGTGGTCGCCGTCCGGGCAGGTTACCGTAAGCTTCCCAGCCCAAGCGTGTGTGCCTGTGTCATAGGTGCTGCCGTCCTCAATGGTGACGACATAGCCCTCAGCCACAAGCGCCTGCGCGTTGATCAGCAGCGCCGCCTCGACATCCTCCTGCGTGTTCTCCGGGTATTCGAGTTCGTCATACCACCAGTCGATGGCCTTTATCGAGTTGTCGAGGATTTTCGCCAGCTCGATGTTGTCATTGGTGGCAGATACCGCCTGCGCGGACCCGTATCCGATACAACGCCCGCGGCTGTCAAGCTCGAACACGTTGACGTAATAGCCATTTGCAGCCGTCACGTCGTCCCCCGTCTCGATCTCATCAAGATAGGAGAGGTCCTCATACCAGACCGGGGTATAGGCGGCGGCGCTGACCAGATAGACCAGGTCGCCGCCCTGGTCGCTTGTGATAGTGACGGTGGTATCGCCGCACTCTGCGCCCTGCGCACAGGACACCGTGATGGCATCCAGCGCGGTAGCGACGGCTGCGTCAATCAGCGGCACCATAGCCGCGCGCGTCGGAGTTTCCTCCGGAGCGAGCGACAGGTCGATGCCGAGCTGGTCGCACAGCAGCCACAGGTCGGCGATGGACAGTTTGTCGAGCGGCTGGATTTCATGCTGCCGCGTGTCGACAGTGTAGCCCGCAGCTGACCACGCCGTGGTGTCGGTGCCGGCAGGCAGTGCGGCCACGCCGTTGACGAAAGTGATCTCGCCCTGTGCCTGTTTGGCATCTTCCTCGGGCGCGTAGATTCTGGGCATCTCTGTCCCTCCTTGTTACGCGATTTTGACTTTGCGGAGAACGCCGGCCGCTTTCGTGGCCTTGAGCGCGATGGCGGCAACCATTTCGACCTCGCCCTTTTTCACCGCGCCGGTCGCGGTCATGTCAGGCAGATAGGTCTTGACGATTTTGTCGCCGGCAGGGGAGACGCCGTGCACGCCGTCGAGCGCAAGGCGGGCGAAGTACACACTGGTTTCGCCGTTGCTCGTTGCGATGATCGGGTTGGCAGTGCCGGGCTTGTCGCCGAGCGCCATGACAAGAGAGGGGCCCCACTGGACCGTCTCGTTGCCGTAGTTGTCTTTGCTGATGAGGTTGATGCCCGCGCGGTCCATAACGCTCTGGAACACGCCGAACAGGTCGTTGTTCATCAGGATGACGGACGGAGCGCCGTTAAGAGCGGCACGGACCTTCCTCATCTGGTCGAGGAACGCTTTCCAGTTGCTGTCGATGTTCGCGGAGCTCGACAGGTTGATTGCCGAGCCTGCGCCGTTGATTTCGGTCGAGGAGCTGGTCAGAGCCACGTCCAGACCGTCAAATTCCTCGGCGGTGTTTCCGCTGTCGCCGTTGATGAACAGGTCGTGGAACAGTGCCACAGTGGCCTGCACTTTCTGCGCGATTTGGAATTGGATGTGGTCGACGACCTGCCTCTGGTTCTCGGCGAGGACGCGGTCAATCTCGAAACTGCCGCCGAAGATTTTCAGGTTGGCGGTGTACTGCGTGGTCACCGTCTCGGCAGGGGTGTACTCGGCGTTGATCGCACGGACAGCAGCCGTCGGGAGCGTGGTGACGCGGTTATAAACATACGCGAGGGTTTTTCCGCCGGACGGCGTGACAGTGTTGTCAAAAGGCAGCATGTCAAGCAGTGCGGATTTCCGGAACTCGTCGATGACGTAGTTCGTCAGTTTGTCCTGGGAGAGTTTTTGCGCGTCTGCAAGTGAAAGAGCCATGTTTTAGTCCTCCTTGGTTTTTAAGTCTTTTTCGGGTACATTGCTGCGGCAATGGCATCCTGCACTGTAGATTCAGCGCCGGACCCGTTGCCCTGGTCTCTGCCGGTGGTCCCCGCCGCGCTTTCGGCAGCGAAGGCCCATGCGTCGCTTTCTTTGAGGGCGGCGAGCTGTTCGTCGAGCCCCTTGACCGCCTCTCCCTCGAGAGTGATCTTCGCGGGGTCGAGCAATGCCCTGACCGCTTTCGTGTTTACGGCTTTGGCGCTGATGAGCGCCGTTTCGATGGCTGCATCGAGCCTGACCTGCCGCAGGTCTGCCTCGTATTTTTCGGCAGCCGTCTTGTTTTCCGCTTGAAGGGATTCGATCTGGGCTTTGAGCCCGTCGGCGTCGACACCCTTGAGGGCCTCAAGCTGGGCGTCACGGTCGCTGATCGTCTTTTCAAGCGCCTTTTTGTCGCTGTTCACCTCGTCGTATTTCGACTTCGGCACGTAGGCTTTGCCCACTTCCTGTGCCACTTTCTTTTCGACTTCATCGGTATAGGCCTCTCCGATGAGCTCTTTGAGAAACTCGAACATGCTTTTGTCCTTTCCGCGCTCCCTTTTTACCGGGTCGGTACCCGTATCGCGCCCCGCTATGTTTTCCTCCCGCGGGTCGGGAGTGTTTTTTGGCTATAAAAAAGCACCCTCGGGTGAGAGTGCTTGATTATTGAGACTTTCGCTTTGTCCACGCAGCCCTCGACGCCTGCGAGCGGTCGAACCCGTACACCTGCTGCCTGTTCGTCCTCTGGTATCTGCCGGTCTGCTGCGTGAAGGCCTTCAGTTTTGCCTCTTTTTCCTTGAGCTTCAGCTGTGCGGCTTTCAGCCCCTCGGCATCGCCTGATGCGTCTGCCGCCAGCACGCGGCGTTTCTGTGCCCGGACATCCCGTTCTAACTGCCGCTGCTTTTGGCTTTCGTCATACGCCTTTTTGTTCTCTGCGAGGTCATAGGGCTTATAAGTCTGCTCCGATATGCCCTCGAAGTACGGCGAGAAATAATGCTTGCAGTTGGCTCCGCAAAGTCCTGTCACGGTGCCGTACCCCGTAGACGCCCGCAGATTTGGATACTCAAGCGTGCCGCCGTCCAGGCTGTAAACCTTGCCCTGCCAGGCGGCGTGAGAGGGTCTCGCCCCCATGTGGCTCGAAACCTCGACAAGGTTAGCCCCCCATTCTTTCGCCCTGGCTTCCTGCATGACACCGGCGGTCTGCGCCGTGCTGGTCACAATACACCGGCGCACGGCGACGTCGATATGGTTCCATGTCTGCTTGCCCGCTGCGCTGACATAATGCGCCCCGCTGATGCCTTGGTCCGCCAGCTGCGTGACGGCCTTCCTGACCGCCGTGGTGTAGTCTGTAATGCCGAGAGAGGTCTCCAGGTACGTCTGGTTGACAACAGTGATAAAAGACTGCTGCGCGCTCTCCAGCGCCGTGGTGTTGATGAGGTTGAAATACTTCCGGGTATTGTCTACAGCCCCCTGCAGCGCCGTCTGGAGCATCGGGGACAGCCTTGCAGGCTGCGGCACGGTAGCGAGTAGTCCGCGGGAGAACGCCAGCTGATAAATCTGGTCATCAAACGCTACGGCTTTATAACCGGCTGCTTCCAGGATACGGGTGATTTCCTTCTCCGTTTTCCCGGACTGCGCCGCGAGCACGCGGATGTTCTCTTTCCGCAGCGCGCCAATCTGGTTGAGTTTCTCAACCTGCCACTCCGTGACGGTCTCCGGCGTGATGTTGTCGGCAACCGAAAACCGCCTGGCAACATTCGTCAGCAGGTCATCCTCGATTTGCTCATACAGCTGCTGCAGCCCGGCAATCATCTCCGCGGTTTCCTGCGGTGTCAGCATTACCCATCACCGCCGTCACCGCCGAGCGTAAAGTCAGGCATGGCCGGCGCCCTGGCGTCCATTTCAGAGACCAGCTTTGTGGCAGCCTCCTCGGTGAGGTTGTAGACGCGCTGATGATAGATGATCCGGTCAATGACACCCGCGCCCAGCTCCAGCAGTGCCCGTTTCGCCTCAGCATCGGTGTCCTCGATGATGCTGTCGTCAAAACTGATGTTGATTTCGGCATCCTCTTTTTTCTTGCCAAGGAACAACAGCGCGCGGACCATGTCGGTCAGTGCCTTTTCAAGGATAATCTCGTCGCGCTTGATTTTCCGGAATAGTTTGCTGTTGGCGCTGATGACCTCCGTGGCGGTTTTTACGCCGTCGGAGTCGAACTTGTAGTACCCGCGCCCGAAACCGACTTTATCACTCAGCAGGTCCAGGTTGTCCTGCAGCGCGGCTCTGTGCGCCTCGAACCGCAGCACGCCGTTGAGCTCCTGCAGGTTTTTGGCAATATCGTCGGCTGCTTCGCCCGGAAGGCCGTAGAACTCTGTGTCGTTGCTGTCAAACACGGGCACGGATTTGCCGGTAGACACGTCGATTTTCAGCATACTGTCATTGACGAACACGCGCTTTTTGCCGAGTTTGAACTCATTGAAATAGCTGTCGTATATCAGGTCAAGACTTTCCAGCGTGTCAATGGAGTTGGCAAACGCGGAAATTCCCATCGGGTTGAGTGGCTCGAAGTTGTTCGCAATGTTGAGCTTTACAATCTGGAACAGCGGAGCGGCCCGTTTCGTGTTCCAGACAGGCAGCATCCCCTCAGGCAGCGCGACCTCTTTGGTATCGCCCTCGACATAGTAGTTGTAAACGACGTATTTGCCCTTTTCCCTGGCGTGGATGTTGATATAAGTGAGGTTCTCGCCGACCTGAGAGGCGAACGCGCAGCCGGTGATCTCTCCGTTGCGCCATGTCAGCGGATAGATGCACTTTGCCTGGACGAAGTCGATACGGGGCTCTCCGTTTTCGAGGTACTCGACAAACGCGCCGGTGCCGGAGGCTGCCGCGAACTCGACCAGCTGATTGCCGGCGGTCCAAAAGGCATTGGCATCCAGCACGCCGTCGAGGTAATCCTGCTCTTTGGTGATAATCTCGACCTTTTCGTTAAGAAGCAGGTCCGCTTTATCCTCGGCAATCTTTTTCGCCATTTTCAGCGTTTTGCGCTGCCGAGGCAGGTACTCCCTGCCGTTGTAAATCTGATATCTGTGGAACTCTGTATCACCGGCGTACCAGTCGAGCCACAGGTCCACACGCTTGAACCAGTCGGCGCTGATCGTTGAGTAGCCCTTTTTCTTGAGAAATTCGATTACGTTTATTGTCAATCACCGCCTCTCAGTATCTGGTCAAGCAGCCGCCTGGAGTATGATTCTGTGCTGTATTCCTGCGCGTCAAGCGTGTCGATGTTACTGGTCCCGTCGTCAAGCCGCTGGTCGTCGAGGCTCTTGGCGTCCCACAGTGCCGTGGTGAACGCCTCGATGGTCTGTGTGCAGTGCCGCATGATCTTATACCGGCCTGCCCCCATCAGCGCACAGTACAACCTGATGCGGTCAACGATAGGGCCTTTTCGTGCGTTCCGGACGGGGATGCCGATGTGTTCCCGCGCCAGCGCGTTTCGCAGGCCACGGATAAGCACCTGCTCGGCGCTGTCGCAGAATATCTCCGTCACCCGCCGGTC